AGCATCACAGTTGTTCGGTAGCGAGTTGGGTGATGCGGTCAGTCGTGGTATCAAGGAAGCACTAGCGACCGAGACCCCATGGGAAGATGTACTCAAGGACTTTGTGACAACCCACAACAAAGACGCACAGATGGCGCATTGGAAAAGGTACAACAAGAAATTGTTGGGTGCGGGTATTCACATGCCGAGCTACTATGGTGAGACAAGTGGACACATAGCTAAGTATGATGATGAGTCTGGTTCAATATCAGAAAAAGCACGACAGCGTAGTCTAGGTGCGTTGCTTGAGATTGCCGACATAATCAAGCCGACTGGGTTGCACCTTAGTTATTGGGACACCAAGGTTCGCGGTACAGAGACATACACGCCAGATGAGTATGACACTATCGCGGATATGACCAAGCCTATGGGTGGCGGTGGTACTGATGTCGATTGTGTTGTACATGATATCAACGACAAGTTGAATACAGGGGTGTACAGTGAGGGACTAGAGTGTGCTATAATTATCACAGATGGGTGGTTTCATAGTGACCTTGATGCGTCTTGGTCAGCGTTGGATATCCCTGTGTTGTGGTGTATTGATAACTTCGAGGGCTATGCCAACGTAGACTTCAACCCACCATGCGGTACTAAGTTGATAATGAAGGAGCAGTAATATGCCACGCGGAGATTACAAAGTGCTAACGGTTTCACCAAAAGTATTTACTGAGTTGAAGTCGTTACAAACAGAACTGCAAGAGATTGACCCACTCAATCGACCTGTCTCAATGGGTAAAGTCATTGAGTATATGTTCACTGAGTTGGACAAGTATCTTGCAAAAGAAATGTCTTAATTTTAATAATGCTATAGCAGTAGCAAAGGAAGTGATTTATGGAAAGAGATTATTCAGTAGATGTAGACGCGTTTGACCCCGCCATTGGGAATGTCCTTGACGCAGTATCAACAAAGTTTGATGCGTTCTGTAAAGCCAGAGGCATCAGTCCTAGCAATATTTCTGAGGAATACGACACACTTGAGGAGTGTGAGTACAGTCTGAGCGCGGGACACAAAGTATATTGGGGTTCAAATGAGACTGGTGCTTATGCGATAGTCAATTACTTTTTCAACAGTGGTTTGGAAGAATACCATGTGGGAACTGGCTGTATTGTCATGCGCGATACGCCCGTAAGTCAGCGCGAGTGTGTGTTGATGTTCCACGCAGATTGTGTGCCACAAAGACGCGCAATATCTCAAATTGAGTTTCATCCATTCAGACAGTACAACAAGTATCACACGACGCACATTACGTTGAAGTGGGACGCTCGTGACCCGAAATCTTGGAATCGTGCGGTCAACAACATCAGCAAGCTACTTGACCCTATCATTAGGGCAATGTGGCAAACCAAATTGTTCACCGACATACAGATGGCTTCGCCTATTCGCGAGCAGTTGTTCCAAGAGAATCGTGGGAACAAGACAACAGGTGGGATTGAGCACCGAACAACAATGCAGGTTCAGGACTTAGACATGGGTTATGGCGGAGAAGATACATACAGAAAACTCCAAGACTATGCGCTTGGGATTGTTGATAACCCGCTTGATGCTATGGATAAAGCACAGATAGATAGAGTTCGTGCAGATAGAAAGCTAATTATAGACATGACCGATTGGACGAATAATGACGCACGAAAACTGTATGTGGAAACCACTAACCATGGTACTTATGTGTGGCGTAAGTACGAGCCTTATTGCCGTAGTGAACCTAAAACTTATCCTAGTGGAAAAAGTAGCGTAAGGAGATTTGCTTATCAAGTAAAAGACTTCTTTCGTAATCTAGGGAAGGCACATGACCAGAGCGAAGTTGATAATTTTGTTCGTGAACATTGTAATCCTTTAGCAGTATCAGACCCGATAGCTCGTAAGCTAGAGTCTAAAGAGCAACTAGGCGAATACAAACCTGATTGGTTTCAGAAAATATGTACGCTTGATGTGATATGTGATGGCGAACGTCCGACTCCTTTTGTGGAGGGCGTTGGTGGGTGTTTTCCCCATACAGGTTCGGCGTACGGAACTAATAACACATCTTCTGGCGTTCAATTCACTCAATTATATATCTTGGATTTGGGGAGACCTGACGAGGCTTAACTCTCGTGTTTCCAACGGTACGTGGTAACTGTGCCGTACTTAGCTAACCTCGCTAAACCACTTAGCCCCATAATCGTTTATCTGGGTGGCGGTGCGTAAAACTTGGGTCTTAAAGAATAATCAGTAAAGGTTAGCAAGTTACCTACTTAATATTAACGTAGCAATAACAAGCGGAGAAGTAACATGAAAAAAAGATACAGAGATGAAAAAGGTAGATTTTGTAAGCAATGGCAAACACCAGAGTTTAAAGCTAAAGAGAAAGCTAAAAGACAAACACCAGAATACAAAGCTAGAGAAAAAGCTCGCAGAGAAAAACCAGAAAATAAAGCTAAAGCATTAGCTTACAGGCAAACACCAGAATACAAAGCTTATCAAGAAGCCTACAGGCAAACACCAGAATACAAAGCTAGAGAGAAAGCTCGCAGAGAAAAACCAGAACATAAAGCTAGACAAAAAGCCCACAGAGAAAAACCAGAAAATAAAGCTAAAAAGAAAGCTAAAGAACAAACCCCAGAACATAAAGCTAAAGAGAAAGCTCGCAGAGAAAAACCAGAAGCTAGAGCTAAAGATAGAGCTAGACATAAAACCCCAGAAGTTAAAGCTCGACATAAAGCATGGCGCGAATCGCCAGAAGGTAGAGCGAAATGTCGAGAATATAGTGCAAAGAAAAAGGCAAAAAGGCTTAAAAGAGATATATTGTTAGACAAAGCGGGTAGAAAAGCTATAGCTGAGATATATGCAAACTGCCCAGACGACTGGCACGTTGACCATATTGCTCCGCTACTTGGAAAAACAATCAGTGGGTTGCATGTACCAGAGAACCTACAATATTTACCTGAGTGGGTAAATCACATGAAAAACAATCGGTGGGAAGAATCGTGGGCAGAACATACCATTGATACACCACTAGAAGAAAAAATTAAAGCATATCAATTAAACTATGAAGGAGAAAAATGGCATGAGTAAGAAAGAAAATTCTGGGGCTGAGTTAAGTCCTCTTGAGCGGCTAAAAAGTTATTCTGTTAGAGGGTTATCCAAAGAACTTAGAAAAAAGTGGGAGGAGGAGCAAACCAACCATGAGGTTGTGCTCATATACAGATACATCAATGGCATATCTTTGAATGGCAGAGAGTATTTACTTGATGAAGAAAACAAAGAATTGAAGTTTGACAATAAAGAGCAAGCTCTTAATTTTTTATCTGATGGTGGAGTAGAAGCCAAAGACGAAGAAGAATTAGAAGAATATGGAATTTATTTTGAAATAGAGGAGGAAGTGACATGAGTAAACTATCACATAGCAATCCAGATTTGGATGATGTCTATACAGATGATGTCTATACAAGGGAGGAGGAGCTAGAGAAAATGAGTAAAATGAGTGATGAAAAGGTAACAAAAGAACAAGTTGCCGTGTTTGCGGGTATAGATAATAAACTTGATGTCTATATAGACGAACTGTTAGATACGATTGTTTTAGTAGCTAATGGCGAGTATGAACCCGAGCAACTTCGAGAAGATATTTTTAGCTCAGATTTTGGTTAATATTAGGGGAAGTGTAATGAAGTGGAAAGTAAGAGTGGTTCAGTATAACGAACCTGTTATTGTTGAAGCAGAGACAATGCAAGAAGCTCAAGAGTTTGTTGCGGAGCAGACTGTTTGGGAACCTGAACATGTTTATTTTGAGACTAAGCAGGTTGAGTCCGATAAGGACAAAAAAATAAAAGCATTGTTTGCTACAGACAACGCACAGCTATTGGCAGGGAGGTAACATGACTGAACCAGAAGCCTTTAGAAAATGGTTAGATACTTGTCCGTTCCACATGGAGCACATCTATGAGGAGCGTGGCAAGCGCACAACCAAGACCAGAGTGTTGTTCACTTATGCGTCGGGAGACAGCCCTTGGCTAGACCCCGAATATTTAAAAGTAGGAGGAACTATCTAATATCTTAGCCCCTTAATTGGGGCTTTTTTTTGCCTAAAATTTGTGTTACCCTTGCAACATAAAGATAAGCAGGGGTTCGTGTTGTGACACCAGAAGGTAAAGTTAAGGCAGTTGCCGAGAAAGTATTAAAGAGACTTGGCGCATATTATTTCTTTCCCGCAACGGGAGGGTACGGTCGCAAAGGCATACCTGATATTATTGCTTGCTATAAAGGTCGATTCGTCGCAATCGAATGTAAGGCAGGTAAAAACAAAACCACAAAACTTCAACAGTTAGAACTTGCTAAGATTAAACATGTAGGTGGTATAACAATCGTATTCGACAACGAAACAATTACAGACCACGAACTAATGAAGATAATTTTATCTGATGGGAACTATCATAAAGCCAGTAGTGATGAAGCAACAAGATGGGCACTGGAGCACATATCATGATACTAGAAAACTATGAAGGATACGAAGAACTGCTTATTTGTGACGGGTTAGACGAAGCAATCATGGGCGTGTGCAGGAGGTTCGGAGAACCAGACGTGGTGGCGTATGACTTCTTAAAAGTGCTTAACATATTAGTAGACCGCGATGGCATGTCACCAGAAGAAGCCTTAGAGTTTTTTGAGTTTAATATTATTGGTGCAGGTATGGGTGAGAGAACACCAGTATTTATTGACGGCAGTATGTACGCAGACCTCTCCGAGCAGTAGAGAACTGGTCACTTAACGAGAGGTTTTTGCTCATCATGCTTGAGGAAGAAAATTTAATGCAGGTTATTACCATAGACTTTGAAACGTATTACGACAAAAAGTATTCGCTTTCCAAACTCACCACAGAAGAATATATCAACGACACGCGGTTTCAAGTTATTGGGGTGGGTGTCAAGATAAACGCCAACAAACCAGAATGGTTTAGCGGAACTCACGACGAGATATACCAATGGTTACACCAATTTGATTGGGAACACAGTTGCGCTACAGCGCATAACGCTATGTTTGATGCCGCGATACTGTCTTGGCATTTTGATATACGACCTCCGAGATGGGCAGATACTCTTTCTTTAGCAAGAGCAGTTGATGGTATACACGTCAGTAACTCATTAAAAGCCGCGTGTGAACGGTGGGGAGTTGGTAAGAAAGGTACGGAAGTTGTTGATGCGTTAGGCAAAAGGCGAGAGGACTTTACCCCAGAAGATTTAGCTCAGTACGGTGAGTATTGCAAGAACGACTGCGAACTTACAATACATTTGTTTGCCGAGCTGTACCGCGAAAGCATTGACGACGAAGAATATGAAGCGATAAGCACCACTATAAAAATGTTTTCTGAGCCTGTATTGCAGTTAGACACAGACCTATTAAAAAACCATTTAGCCGAAATTATTAAGACAAAAAAAGAACTAATGGAGAAAGCCAAGTCTAACGCTGAGATACTACAAAGCAATCCTAAGTTTGCTGAAGCACTAAAAGAATTAGGTGTGTTGCCCCCAATGAAAACGTCAGCGCGTACAGGTAAAGAAACTTTTGCGTTTGCCAAGAGCGACAAAGGTTTGAACGACTTGATGGAGCACGATAATCCAAAGGTTCAAGCACTTGTTGCCGCTAGACTAGGAGTAAAGTCTACCTTAGAAGAAACCAGAACTCAGAGGCTAATTGACATTGCCGAGCGTATTGGCGCACTGCCCGTACCACTTAAATACCACGCGGCGCACACAGGCAGATGGGGTGGGTCAGATAAGGTGAACTTACAGAACTTACCGAGTCGAGGTAACAACGTCATAAAAAAAGCAATTATTGCGCCGAAAGGACATACGCTAATTGATGCCGACTCATCACAGATTGAGGCTAGGGTCTTAGCGTGGCTATCGGGACAGGACGATTTAGTGCAGGCATTTGCTAACAAAGAAGATGTCTATAAGATAATGGCAGGAAGTATCTACGACAAGGCCCCGGAAGATATAACTAAAGAAGAAAGATTTGTTGGTAAGACAACAATATTAGGTTGTGGATACGGTATGGGGGCTGAGAGATTCCGTAATCAATTAAGAAACTTTGGTACAGATATCGAGTTGACCGAAGCACAAAGAATTATAGACACGTATCGAACTAAATACGACAAGATAAAACAGTTGTGGAAGGACGGCCAACACTGTTTACAAACTATCATATGGAAGAAAGAATCTACGTTTGGTGTGAGACCAGACGCGGTATTTTTAGGAGAGTCTGGATTTGTTTTACCAAACAACGTGTTACTAGAGTACCCTAACCTAAAACAAGAACAGGGAGAGTTTTCTTACCGCGCACGTCGGATGGACGTAAGAATATACGGCGGTAAGGTGGTAGAAAATATATGCCAAGCGGTTGCCAGATGTATTATTGCATGTCAGATGGGGTGGATTAGCGAACATTACAAAGTTGCTTTGACAGTGCACGACAGTTTGGTGTGCGTGGTAAAGGATGAAGAAGTAGGAGAAGCAAGGCAGTTTATCGAGGAATGTATGCGAGAAGAACCCGAATGGGCAGAAGGACTGCCGTTAGATTGCGAAAGTGGTATTGGTAAGTCTTATGGAGAATGTGGATGAGTCTATCGTGGTCATACTCTAGTTTATCTTTGTACAAGCAATGCCCGCGTAAATATCACAGACTAAGAGTAGTTAAGGATATTAAAGAACCAATGTCCCAACACCTTATATACGGTAACGAGGTACATAAGGCTTGTGAAGATTACGGCAAAGACGGAACCCCAATACCAAAGAAGTATGAGTTTGTAAAACGGCACGTAGATATATTACTCAGGTCTAAAGGCGAACAGTTTTTTGAATATCGCATGGGCATAACAAAGGATTTGGAACCCTGCAAGTTTTTTGATAAAAACGTGTGGTGGCGTGGTATCGCTGACTTTGTAGCAATAGATGGAGAGGTTGGTATGTTGGTTGATTATAAGACTGGCAAATCAGCAAAGTTTGCAGACACGCAGCAACTACAACTTTTGAGCCTTGCTTTATTTGCTCATTTTAAAGAATTAAAAAGAATACGGTGTGGGTTATTATTTTTAGTTTCTAAGGAATTTGTACCCGCTACGTTTAAGCGGGACGATATTGAATCTGGATGGACTTACTGGAACAAAGACGTTACTAGACTAGAGAAATCTATAGAGTCTGATGTGTGGAATCCGTATGAGAATTTTACTTGTCGTAAGTGGTGTCCTGTGACAGACTGCGAGTATAACGGAAATAATTGAGGTCGCTATGCCAATACATAGAGGAAGCTCTCAAGCTACTATTACGAAGAACATTAGTAAGTTAACTAAAGAAGGTAAGCCAAAAAACCAAGCGATAGCCATTGCACTAGAGGCCGCAAGGAAAGATAAAAATGCCATACGTAAACAAAAAAAGACCGTACAAAAAAGAGTATCAACAACAAAAAAGAAGAAACGAAAGAAAAGCAAGAAACGCTAGAGAACGCGCTCGTTATGCTATGGATAAAGAGGGGGTTGATCGTAAAGGCAAAGATATTGACCACAAGAAACCAATATCTAAAGGCGGTACAAATAAGAAAAGTAATCTGCGGTTAGTTAAACCAAGTAAGAACAGAAGTTTTAGCAGAAACTCTGATCATACTGTAAAGAAAAACACACCCAAGAAAAAGCGGGTGACTAAAAAGAGAACAACAAAAAAGAAGAAGTGATATGCAAGTAGTAGAGGACAAGACTCTCGTACTAAGAACCAGAAACCCAGACAGAATCCAAGATAAAATACCAACAAGCAAAGTAGTAGACATAACAGAAGATGTCTACACCATGACGGTAGACTGGGATTTAGCTACAACGCAACAGTTAGCAGGGCTGAATATGAAGAATATTCCTAGCCCAATCATGCGTGATTACGTTTGGGGTGGGGTGTTTCCACCAATGGAACACCAGAAAACTACTGCTGAGTTCTTAACATTAAACCCACGGTCATTTTGCTTTAACGAACAAGGCACAGGTAAAACTGCGGCTTGTATATGGGCTTCCGATTATTTACTACAAGCAGGGTACATAAACAGAGTTCTTATTGTTTGCCCATTATCAATTATGCAAAGTGCGTGGCAAACAGATTTATTCCAGTTTGCTGTACATAGAAGTGTCGGGGTAGCGTATGGGTCGAGAGAAAAAAGAACCGACATAATAAACGACGGCGGTTACGAGTATGTCGTCATTAACTATGACGGTGTAAATGTGGTACAAGATGCCATAAAAGATGGTGGGTTTGATTTAATTATTATTGACGAAGCCAACGCGTACAAAACAGCCACTACAAAACGGTGGAAAACGATGGCTAAACTAGTCAATTCAGATACGTGGGTATGGATGCTGACTGGTACACCTGCGGCACAATCTCCAGTCGATGCACATGGGTTGGCTAAACTATGTGTACCGCACAATGTAGTACGTTCTAAGACAGCATACCGCGACCTAGTTATGTATCCAGTCAGTCGATTCAAATGGATACCTAAACCAGATGCAGTTGATACTGTGTTTAAAACATTACAGCCTGCTATACGGTTTACTAAAGAAGAATGTTTAGACCTGCCTGATATTGTATATACAGAAAGAGAAGCCCCATTGACTCGCCAACAAGAGCACTACTATAAAGAAGTTCGTACTGAGTTCTTGATGTTGGCAGAGGATGAGATAGTAACAAGTGCCAATGTGGCAGTTAATCTTAATAAGTTACTACAGATATCTTGCGGTGCGGTCTATGCAAACTCAGGCAATACTGTAGAGTTTGACGTGAGCAATAGATTAAACGTAATTAAAGAAGTTGTAGACGAATCAATAGCTAAAGTTCTTATATTTGTACCATTTAGACATACGATAGACTTGCTACACGAGTTTTTTATGTCTTCTGGCGTACCTAGCGAATGTGTGACTGGTGACGTATCACCATCTAAACGAACAGATATATTCAGGCGCTTTCAAACTAACGAAGATACTAAAGTTCTTATTATACAACCTCAAGCGGCGGCTCACGGTGTCACGCTTACTGCGGCGAGTACGGTGATATGGTATGCGCCTGTAACAAGCACCGAGATTTATTTGCAAGCAAACGCAAGAATTAATCGTAAAGGACAGTCAAACAAGATGACTGTGGTACACATACAAGGTAGTCCAGTCGAGAGAAGATTGTACAAACTATTGTCTGGAAAACTCGAAACCCACACACAACTAATTGATTTATATAACGAAGAAATAAAGTAAATAAAACCTTTGCAAAGTCAATATTTACATATATACTAGTTTCTTTACTAACTCTTACAAGCGGAGTATGAAATGACTGAAGAAGTGAAAGCATCATTGGGGCAACTTGCCGGAGCTGTAGTTAAGATACGCGACGAGATATCTAAAATACAGAAAGAAGCCGATAAGAAAATAGCCAAACTAAAAGAAGATAAAGAAAAGATTGAAGCACATCTGCAAGAGCATTGTCTTGAGCATGACGTGATGTCAGTCAAAACAGAATCCGGCACAATCATGTGCCAAGTACAGCGCAAGATATGGACAGCTAATTGGCCTGCGTTTTATGAGTGGGTAGTTAGGAATGACGCGTTTGATTGCCTTGAGAAACGGATCAAACAATCTACTATGAATCAGTTTATGGAAGAAAATCCTGATGAGATACCAGAAGGCATCAATGTTGATGCAGGGTATAAGATAGTAGTTCGTAGATCGTAACTATGGCGGGGAGCATATACAACCGTCGCATTGAGCACGACGACAAGGTATGGCAGTTAGTGGACGAACAAGGGGTAATTGCATCCTGTGAGCGAGACTATCTTGATCTTGTTATTGTTAATGAATCAATAGCCATATCTCGTTGTTTTTACAAGGGTTCTTTTGATAACGGAGCAAGCCGATTACCTACTTGTTGGACTTCAGATGCAGGGCGTGGGCCTGATGTGACTGCTAAAGATAAACAACACTCAAGCTGTACGCTTTGTAAGCAGAACATACGTGGGTCTGGAAATAATAATTCTAAAGCCTGTAGATTGTTTACCCACATAGCTGTTGGGTTTATTACTGATAAGGAAGAAGCACAAGGAGTGTTTCAGCTACACCTGCCTGCTACTTCTTTGTTTGGTACAGCACCAGACAAAAAGAAAAACTCAAAAAGGTTGCCGTACACGGCATACAAAAAGTATTTGGCTTCGCACAACTATCAGCCAGAACAAATGATTACCCGCGTATCTCAAGACGAGGACGCGCCATACAAGAAGCTATTGTTTGAACCAGTAGGCTTCGTACCAGAGACTTTTACATCATTGGTAGAGGATTTAACCAATAGTGTAGATGCAGTATCCGCAGTTAAAACTAAATTTACTACGGAAGAATACAATCCATTTAAACCAATAAAGGAATGACTATGGCTAAGAAAAACTACACGCGTTTTAATATTAACAATGTAGAGGCTATGTATCCACGTATGGATAAGCCTTATCACTTTGATAGCACCAAGCAGAAATCTATGCCGTGTGACGCATTTGATGATGGTGCGTCGTACTCAATGTCTTTTAACATGACAAAGGAACAAGCGGCAGACCTGTATAAAAACATGGTTACTGCTTGGAACGAGGGGCGAGATTCTAATTGGCCTGAGAAGATTGACATGCCATTCAAGAAACTTGATGACGGTCGTTTTCAAGGCAAAACTCGTTTAGCGGCGGCTTACGGTCAAAACGCTACACGCAAACCCTCACAATATGATGCTAAAAGCGTTAAGTTAGA